TTGGTTCATACGGAAGAATGGATCCAAAACCAAATGTAACATTTTCTTTCCTGAGAAAGGAGTTGCTCTTTTTCCTCAACACGTGTGGTATCCATATGCAGACATGGATGAAGAGAAAACCGAATGTCTCACTGTTGAAGTGCATCGTCATGGGTCACCTGGTGGTCGCTTCACTTTTGTTGTGGATGAAGCATCTTGTGTAACTCCGCCTGATATGGATGTTACTTTTGCATATGTGCCAAATTGTCCTGACTTTCGTACAATGACTAAGTGGTTTCCTGCATTGCCACCCACAGGTAGAGCACTTGCTCAGCTAGTGGTCTGCCAGCGTGAAGATTTTGAGAACGCTCCTAATCAGTTCTGTGTTGATAACACTGAAGTAAAATTTGGTGTGGAAAAACATTCTGGTATGGAATTTTATGGTGGACGGTACAAATCCAGTCTTGCTCGTGATGGAGCATGTATGGGTTGTGTTATCACAAACACTAAGGATCCTGTTCTTGTTGGTTTTCATATTGGTGGTAATCCTTTGAAGGATGAAGGTGTCATGCAAACTGTGACTCTACCTGATTATGAGAGAAATAGAAGGAGATTGAATGGCATGTCTAACGTTGTTTTGTCAGCTCAGTCAGATGAATTGCCAGTCACGCAGTATGACAAGAAACTTCTGGCCAATGATCGTGTGCATCCACATTGTATGGCATCGCGCATGGGTGTTAATGACTGTGTAGAAATATATGGTTCCACTCAATTGCGAACTAAACAGCGTAGTACAGTGCAACCAAGCATTCTTTCCAAGGAAGTTGAAAGAGTTTGTGGAGTTCCCAATAAGTGGGGCCCTCCCAAGCTTGAACCAAATTGGGAAGGTTATAATGCAACACTTGAACACATTGCTCGACCTCCATTGATGTTTCGGCACACTTTGTTAAATCGAGCTTGTCGAGATTGGATTAAACCATTGCTTGAGGAGATGAAAAGGTTGGACGTTTATTTCCAACCGTTGTCATTCAAGGAATCCATACTTGGAATACCAGGAAGAAGATTTATAGATCCCATTCCTATGAGCACAAGCATGGGGTTCCCTTTATTTGGACAAAAGAAGAGGTACTTCACTGATGTAAAGAAGGGTGAAGTATTACTGGATAGAATACCAGACAAGTCCGTGGTCAAAG